GATTGGACTCAAGAACAAATCATTGATCCGGTTGCATCATGGACTCTTCGAAGAGTCAACGAACTCGCCCAGGCGAAGGTCCAAGTTGAATCCACTCTCAATGAATACCTATTTGAGAATCGATGGCTAACCGGACCCGTTCTACCCTGGTGAATTCCATGTCTGAAGAACTCTCAGCCGATCAGCGAATTGCTAGGTGCGAGATGCTGCTCAAACTTATTCTGGTAATTCAGTTTCCGCAACTGTATGGTCTGCTCTAATATCCAAGGTGGGCTCTGACCATCTCACGCATTCGCTCTCTGTGCGTATCGCTGAGGACTTCATTCGCCGCCTGCCAGCGCAGATTATTTTTCATCTGTACTTGGTAGATCGGATAATAAGTTGAAGAAACATTCTGTGACAGTTGACAACGCAAACTAGAGCGTACAGCCTCACTCACGGACTCCCCAGAGTCTTGGATTTGCATTATCCACGCAAATAGGGGGTCAGAGGTCTTTATTCTGAATTGTATCTGTACGGAACTCATTCATCGCACATCCACAAATCATTTATCTTCTCAATTTCCAGAATAGTCTCCCAACTAATTCCTTCACCAAATAATTTCTTCAGAACATTATCATCCCCTTTGAAAGAATCTCGTGGTACGGCAATCCAGCAATCACCTGCTCGGTTTGGTAATTGATTGGAGAAGTACCAACCCACTTCCTTAGGATCTAATGTGTAACCTAACTCATTAGCGCACCAGAATCTTTCCTTTCTCCAATCCCATATGGCGAACATCATGGTCTCATCTCACTTATCTTGAGCAAACGCTCAAGGGTATCGGCTATTCGCTTCACATTCTCGACTAGTTCCTTCAGGTCGAATGCGGCTTGTTGGTCTCGGGTCATCATTTCTCGGTCCATAGTGTTGGCTCCTCGCAAAAAAAACAAGGATTCTCCTAGTATATGAAGTGGGTGACATCACCCACCCCTATGAATTCCATTTGATATCCAATCACTTCATTGAATTGATTGCTTGGAGCCATATATGAAACAGTGCCGACTGCTCCAATAACCCGCCGACGGGTACCCTCCATATGAATTATCAAGATAGAATCCAAGGGATGAGCGCGGACCAAGGCTTTTAGAGCGGGGTCCGCGTGCGAGAACCATGGCGACAGCAAAGACCTCCGCATTCTGGTTGACTGAGACAGTAGAATTAACCGTACTCGACGGTCGAGTACAAGGAACCTTGGACTTGGGTGCTTACGTAGACATCGGGTCGTCGACTTCGGTCGCGATCCTCGAATGTGATTTTATCCTTCAAGCCAGGGATACCGTCAACAATATATTCTCCAATTCCCTGCCAGCCGCAGCAACCGGCAACACCCAATGGAGTATTCAGGTCATGGATCTGAACCCTGGCACAAATTTCCTTCGAGCAGACGATAATACCCTCATCGCTTCTGGTGCGGTTTACCTGGATGATGGTAATTCGGTGATCTCGATCGGTCCTGACATGTATCCGGATTCGTTCACATCCTCGGGGAAACTAGCCGACGCCAGGTTCGTTGTCAATGATTCCCTATTCGTAGTCGCGCAGTTCACTGGCTCCGCGCTGGCGGCAAATCGCTCCTATGTGATGACTGCCAGATTGAAGTGCGTTATTGCCAAACTCAAACTTCAAGACTATGTTGCCATTGCGATTCAGAGTACGGCTAGCGACAACTGAGGGATTGAATGTCCCGCTACTGCCCTCGATGCGGAGAATCCCTACACGGCGAGAGCACGACCAAGGGCCAAACTCGAAAGACGGCACGCCGAGCCTACGAGAATTCCCCAGCCCCAACTAAAGTCAAGCGCGGACCATCTGCGTACAATATCAAATACGCAGCGGCTTACAAGCGCTTGAAGAAGAAGCACCCCCGTTCATCCTTCGCCGCCCTGGCTAAGAAGGCCCATAAGGCGGTGAAGAAGTGAAGGAGACTCTGAAGGAGATCCTCAAGGTGCTTAGGCGCATTGAAAAGAAACTAGGGGGGAAGAAGTAGATGGCTAAGAAGAGGCAGTCTAGATCCATCCTCGAGGGACCGCGTTTGCTATCGATGGAGATGAGTTCCTCGTCCATCACCACCGACCCGGCCGGGGATGTAGTGACCTCGACCGGGGATGGATGGGAGTTGTTATCCAACGACGCCCTGGTTAATCGTAAGTATTTCGATCTCTCAGGGTATGTAGTCGAGGACTTGACTCTATTTGCTCAATCCATTGTTATCCAGGAAGGCCACCCTCCCTTCGGCACTCCCTCGCCTCCAGTTGCGCCAGCGACCACGGGAGTTCTTCGAGCAGTCATCATCGACCTCGTGACAACAGAGTTCGTAAGCAATGCGGAGATTGTCGCGGTCCTGGCCACCAATACAAGTTTGTTCGGCTTCTCTCGATCTACGCTGGACTTCAATCAGATTCTTTACGGCCGCCATCGCCAATACAACATCTCATCGACCATCTCGCCATCGATCCCCAACCTTCACTCTCTGAATATGTTCGGCATCGGTTCCTCGACCGCAGCATCCAAACTTTACATTACCAGAATAGTTCTCAATCAAGAAGCCGCTTCAACATTTCAAACGCCAGAATCAAACTGGGTAGTCGGCGCGATGATCGTCAGAGAGAAGGAGTTGCCCTACATCCAGCGCACTATCCTCTCTAATGAGCACACGCCGGTGAATTGAGATGGCGCTGGGTTGGACGACTAAAGTCTCCTGGACTGGAGTTCTTATCCTCGCCTGGTCCGCGAAAGTACGCAAGGAGGAAGGCGTGCAACTCTCAGATATCTTCGCAACGGCGGGGATGGTGGTCGCGGTCGGAGGCATTTGGATTCCCAACTTGAGGGCCACGATGGTTGGAGCCGGTATGGCTACAGTAGCAGCGCCGATAGCGGCGGTCGCAGTCAGCACTTACGCAATAGGGGGGATAATCGCCTTTGCAGCCGCGGATCCGGAAGATGAGGGATTCTACGGAGCCGAGGCTCTGAAGGAATACTATCATGATCCCATCGGCACTCTTGTTGATATTGGCGATGAATACATTGTTGAACCAGTGGCGGATTGGACTCAAGAACAAATCATTGATCCGGTTGCATCATGGACTCTTCGAAGAGTCAACGAACTCGCCCAGGCGAAGGTCCAAGTTGAATCCACTCTCAATGAATACCTATTTGAGAATCGATGGCTAACCGGACCCGTTCTA